TCAATGCCTATACAACACCAGCTCATATAGCTTCATCTGGTATTGTTGTTTTAAATAAAGCTAAATTATCTATTAATAATAGCTTCGAAGGTCATTATGTAGGGTTAACAGATAACAGCTGCTTGTCTCCTGCTTCAAATTATGATACTATTAAGACTCTTCGAACTGTAACAAGTACTGGTGACAAAGATGCTAGTAGTTATACAACAGTACCAACCTCTAGATATTCTTTTCCATTAAGTTCAGTATCTACAAGTGATGAACCTAGTGTTAGTAGGACCTTAGAAAATGTATCTAAATTTGATCTTGATGGTGGTCAATTTATTGATACTATTTCATTAGGTTTATTTAAAGTCAGAATTACACCATTTGCTAATACTGATTTAGAATTAACTAATTTCCTTGCAGAAGGATATGCTGGCTCACTTAATTCATATAGGAAAATTCAAAACGAGAAGGGTGGAGAAAGAAATTCATTTTTCCTTGAAGATCTTGATAATAACTCTCCTAATATTAAAATTTTAATTAATCCAAAAATCTCTAAAGACTTGGGCGACTGGACGTCGACAAATGGAGATGCTCCAACAAAATTTGTAAGAGCAACTGGTACAAATACAAATGCAGCCATCGCCGCAAAAGTTATTCCATCATTAGCTGCATCGACTAATTATGACGAAACTCCAGGATTATATTCAATTGGTACATATGCAGATGTAAACACTAATTCTTCTTCTAAGAACACAGGTAGTATACCTGATAAGTTAGATCGTGTGTTTAACATTGCTTCTAATGTGGATGTATTTAATATTGACGTATCTATTGAAGCTGGTTTAGGTACTGTATTTGCAGTCGGTAAAAATCAAAGTCTTAGTGCGTATGACGATACAAAATTTGTTGATGTTGACGGAAGCGGTACTGGTTTTTATCAAGCTAGTGATGACATGACCGGAACTGCTCAAATAGCACTTAGAGACAATTACCGGACAATATTTAACAAGTTTGAAACATTCGCTCGGTCGACAAGAAAAGATCATATCTTTATTGCTGATATGTTAAAGCCGTTAGCTGTACAAGGTAATAACGGTAAAGTATTAGATGATAAAGCTAAAAACTTTAGTAAGCATGTTTACTGGCCGTTAAGACATCAATTTGGTTCTGCTAATAGTAACTTTGCGACAGTTTATGGTACGTGGGCAAAGGTTTATGATGGTACAAGTGGCAAACAAGTCTGGATTCCGTTCTCTGGAGTTGCTGCTAAGATTTACGCTAACAACGATGCAAACTTTGCACCATGGTATGCTCCAGCTGGTTTTAACAGAGGAGTTGTTACAGGGGTAAATGACATTGCTATTAGTCCGACCAAGCGTCAAAGAGACCAATTATATAGAATTGCAATTAACCCTGTTACTCAATTTCCAGCAGAAGGTATTATTGTATTTGGTCAGAAGACATTACAACGGAAACCAACGGCATTTGATAGAGTTAACGTTCGTAGGTGTTTCCTTGACTTAGAGAAAAGAACGCGGGAGACATTGAAATTCTTTATCTTTGAACCTAATACGTTCTTAACAAGGAACAGAGTTGTTAATACGTTAACACCAATTTTTGAAAATTGCAAACAGACAGAAGGTGTTTATGATTACCTTATTGTTTGTGATGATAGGAATAACCCTGCTAGTGTTATTGACCAGAACGAGTTGAGAGTAGACATCTACTTAAAGCCAGTTCGTGCTGCAGAGTTTATCTTAGTTAACTTCTACGCTGTTAACACAGATGTTAATTTTGAGGAGATAGTTGGTCAATAATAAAGATAATAACTAAATAATTATAACATCATGGCTGATATTAAACAAACAATCCAGGACTTTTATAAAGTAGCACAGACGAGAGACTTTGCACGTGACTTTCAATTTCGCGTGTTAGATGTTTCGAACAAGGGAGTGCCAGTCTTCACAGAAGACGACTTAGTGTACGCTACAGCAGCAACACTCCCCGGAAAGCAGATCACTCCTAAAGATGTACCGTATAACGGTTTTTCCTTCCGCATCCCTGGTACAGTTACATATAATAATAGTGATGGTTTTACAATAGGTTTTTATTGTGATGCAACAACTAATGCTCGTGTTCAAATGGAAAACTGGGTAACAGAAACATTTAACGATGAGACAACTACTGGTGATGGTGTTTTACATAATAACAGTACTATTACATTAGTTCAGCTAGATACTAAATTCGAGCCATTACGTACTTATAAGCTATATGGATGTTTTCCTGTTAACAGTGGTGATATTAGCTATTCAATGGTAGGTACAGGTGAAGTTATTAATATGGACATTACTTTAGCTTATCAATTCTATAGGAGAGATAACGAGCTAAACGCTGGTGTTAATGCAATTGGTAAGTTAGCTGGCGCTCTAGTAGGGTAATTGTCCTAAATACTTTAAATGGGCGTTACATTACCATCCCTGGATAAACGTAACTTAAGAGAGTCCTTTTTCGAACTGTTAAAGGACTTTTCTACCTTTCCAGCCTCACAAAATTTATTCCTTGTTAAAATAGATAAATTACCGGATGCTCTTACTGATGACAATCAAAAGAGTTTAGGTATAACAAGAGCCCCAGCAGGAGTAGATAAAGCAAAATCTGTCTATGAAAAATATATTAAAGGTAGTGAGTATATGTATCTTGTAACCGGTGTTGATTTAACAACAGACAAACTCGCTGTGTCTAATAAAGGTAAATTAATTAACGGTTACTTACCTGTAGGTCCTTTTGTTGATGAGAGAGATTATCCCGATACAGATTTAGATATACAATTTTCAGAGACTAATATAAGTTTTGTTGATTCTATTATTAGACCATGGGTTCAATTATATAGCGTACATGGTAATTTTGACGATATTGATTTAACAACTAATATAGATATCTTTTTTATCGCAAAAGAACAAGTAACTACCCGAGCTACGTTTAAATCAATTCTATTCGGTGGCTCATCTGGAGGAGCCCCTGTCATAAGAAAAATTTATAAGTATAGAGATTGTATTCCATATAATATTGTTACAGCTAACACAGCAGAATACTCCGGAGATACTACTATAGGTAACATCGCCACTAAATGGAGATTTTCGACATACGACGTAATTACTCCTATAAATGGTCAGTTATAACAATGTTGCTAAATTAACGTATTTTTCTGAAAACAAAAGAAGCAAAGAGTTTTTAGACTTATTTCTTAATCTGTCAAAAAGCAATAACCTAATTGATATATTAAATTTTATAAAAGATGAGCGATTTTCAGAAGAAAATAGTAATATAAAGTTAAACTATGAAAACAAAGAAATACTTATTTTTACAGAAAACTTCCTAATTAATGTTCCTGAAAGTAATCCTACCACACATAAAATTGATGATTTTGTATTTACTATAGATTATCCTCATATAGTAGAACATACATGCAAACCAATGCATTGTATTAGAGAAATACAATACCTTGACGAGACGTTTACATTCAAAACCATAGATGATTATAACAAAATTCCAATTACTACATATAAGAAAATAGAACCTAAAATTAATGAATACATTAAAGAGTTACACAACATATTAATTTATAAGATAGGGGATATAGAAAGTAGATTTATTTTAGATATTGAGTTAATAATTAAAATAATATATCTTGCTTGGGTTGTTTCATTTAAACATCTTGTAGAAGAAAGACTATTTTTAATGAAAGAATATAATTTTACATATGAAGCGTTTGATAGTATGTCATATTTTGAGGCAAGACATTATTTGAAAAAAGGTATAAACATAATAAATGAGCGCAATAATCCAAAAACTTAACGCTTTAAATAAGCTAGATATTACACTACCTATCTGTAATGAATCGTTACAGATTAATAAAATCAATTTAGAGACACAATCAAAGTTTGAAGAGTTTGGCCGAAATACTGAAAATGAACTATACACTAGCTCTCAATATATACAATTTATTAACAATCATATCAAAAAAGAAGTAAAAAGAGATTTAACTTATATTGATAAACTATACGTAATACAACAATGGTATAATGATATTAAAAAAGACGAAATAATTGACTGTGAATTAAACGATGTAGTAATATCAGACTATAATATATCAATTAACGATACTAATGTTGTTATTAAATTTGAACTTCCTACGTTATCTAAAGAACTAGCATACTTAAAAT